GTTATTTGACCAAGAGTTGTACCACTCGTCCCAACAACAGCCACAAGACTTGCACCATAACCAATAGTAGAGGCGACGCTGATAGGAGGCGCATTTCTATATCCACTACCACCTCCATTTACAACAACTGAGGAAATTGTTCCAGAAGCAGAAACAACTACATCAGCGTGAGCTACCAATCTTGGTTGATAACCAAATGAGGTACTTATTGATACAGCGGATATTTTTCCTGCAGAAGGAGTTCCACTCAAGAATCTTAAGCTATTTTGTACATCATTATCAACTGTTACATCATTTATAGGATTTTGGAATACATTATTAATAAAGACAAATGGAATATTATTAATATTTGTACTTGAATTTACATCATTGAATACAGTTGTTGTTGTTTGACCATCAACCTTTATTGTAAATTCTGTTGACGCAACTCCAGTGAAATCATTTGATATGTCATCAAATGTAATGTTTTTATCTTCCGTAATAGAAGCGTCAAATTGTCTAGAAAAGACTCTTCCCGCAAAAGAAGATCTTGTTTGTATTCCAACTGGACCAGATGGACCATATGGTGCTGTGGAGAAGAAGATTGTATCACCGATTATATTGCACTTACCTTTAAATATTGTTCCAGAAGTTCCTACTGTATGAATTCCAGCAACTGTACCAAAAGATCCCCTTTCAACTGTGAGAATATTACTGGATAATAAAATATTTTTAACCAACATATATTCATCATTTAGTTTAATGATATCATCGAATTTTACAGAAGAAATCCCAGAACTGACATTTAATATGGTAGTTTTTGCAGTAGATACATCTGAAGACAGAGTAATTGATAGAGGAGTTCTGGAAATTGCTGGTTGAACAATGTTATCAATCGATATAAAAGTGCTAGAATTGGGATTTTTTGTAGATAATGAGTGAGTTCCTGTTCCAAATTCAGTTAAGTCTAAGAAAGTTGGACTTGTTGATACGCCCAACAAACCAATTTGGTTATCATTAAATTTATATACAAACACCGTTTCTGGTAATTTATTCGATCCCAAAAGTACTGGAGAGAAACTAACATAATCATTTGTCCCTCCACCCAAATACGTACCAGCTATCGAAACTATAGAAGTTGAAGAGTATCCAACTCCACCATTAATAACATCAACACTAGCAACATATCCATCAGAATTTCTGGAAACATTAAATATTGCTCCGTTAGAATCATCAGATGGAACATCCGTATATACTTCATTTGCTCTAGTTTGTATTCCAGTTGGTCCAGTAGTGGAAATAACAAAAGTCAAATCATTAGTTGGAGTAGATCCTCCAATATAAGTACCTGCAATGGAAACTGTCTGACCAACAGAATATCCATTACCACCGGTTTTTAGAATAACTGAAGTCGATAATGGTTGTCCTGTTGAAGGTGAATATGTTATAAAAATATTAAATTCTGCATCTGTACCAGTTGTTGTCAATCCAACTGCTTGATTATATTGTTTAAACGTTGGTCCAACAGGAGACAATACTGTAGATATTCCTGTAACTGAAGTAGTTATTGCAACATCATACCCGTCTTCCAAAATTGCAGTTCCATTAAGATTGCCAACTTGCATTAAAACTGTAGATCCAGATCCAACATATGAAGTTGTACCTATTCCAATTGGAACTCCGTCACCATAACTATAACTTAATTCCTGACCAGTCTGATAATTGTGGTTTATTATATTAATTGAATTTTTCTCAAGATCAATAATATTGGAGTCAGTCGAGTCAAAATCATGTTTGAATAGACTAGTTCCGTTATTTTTTAGTTTAAAACTAGTCAATCCAACAACAGCGCCACCAAGAGTTAATGACGGTGTTGTTATTTCTGGAACAAATTCAGTACCAAGACCAATTATTGTAGTTATGATACCAACATAGTTTCCTATAGCACTTCTAACATCAGCACAATCAGTAGTTCCATAATTTTCCTCAGGAATAGATGATAGACTACTGCTTCCAATTGCAACGGTAAGAATTCCAACAAGATTATCAATATTGGATTGAACATCGGCACAAGATAGTGGATCGGTGTTAAATCCAGTTAATGGATCAGATGTTATTGTTAAATCTCTTCCATATAATTGATTTGTTATTGCTTGTTTCATGTAAGACTTCGATGTCTCAAAAACTAAGATCGATTGTTGTTCTTCACCAACAAGACCATCTGTTAATGCTACTCCTACACCATCAAAATATTTTTTAGTGTTATAAACTGTATGTTGGTTGGTTCCATAAGCGATATCTTGTGCAACACCGTCAATAATATAACCAAGATCTCTAAAACACTTTAATCCACCAGTAGTATAAGTACCAACATTTTCCACAGGCATTCCGGAAGTGGATCCTGCAGATATTACACTTGTAACTATGCCAACAAGAGTGGATATTGTGTTCTGAACGTCTGTACACGCGGTAGGATCTGTATTGGATACCGTAGCACCAATACCATAAACTGGCGACCCTGCAGTAACCGTTAGATCGGTTATAGTTAATTGATTCGTTATCGCATCATGCATCAAATCTTTTGCTTGACCAAATGCATATCTCGATTCAATTTCCTCACCAACCAATCCATTGGAAATTGGAAGTCCATTTTCAAAGTAGAAAGAGATAAACTTACGTGAATACGAATTTCCTCCAGTAAATACGTCAGTTGATACAGCATCTACAAAATATCCCAAATCTCGCTTACATTTTGTTTCTGTAGTTGTTATTCCAGGATAAGCACTTACAGTATTGGACCACGCAGTATCAATAATTTCTTGTTTATTTTGTTGTATCAATCTAAATGCATCATAATATCTTGATTGCGAATTTGTAATAGAATCTCCAGGAAAATAGAAATCTGGATATTCAATAGCAACTGCAGACAATGATCTATCTTGTATTTCCCTCTTATTAAGAAGTATCAAATTACGAGCATCTTTGTATCTACCTGCATCATAATTTGTTTCATCCTGAACTACATCAAAATTAAACTGTTGAGACACAGAAGTTTGATATAGTGTTGGTGGGGTTTGGTTATTAATTACATATTGTCCTATGAATTTGACATAGTTATAAGCAAATAAAGTCTCATCAGTTTCATTGGTAATATATGATGATCCTGCATTCCAATACGCTAAACCAGCCTCTACAGATCTGTTATTTGAATTATATTTGAGATCATGTGCAACAGCATCTACAATAAATCCTGTATCTCTAAGGCACTTTTCTCTACTATAAGTTGTACTCAGTCCAATATTTGGATAATTATATTCTACAAAAGAAACTACCTCTTCTTGAATAAATTCTCTATTGAGTTCTAAAAGATCGGAAGCATCTGCAAATCTACCCCTAATATAGGTTGTTGAAATTCCAGTAAATTCTGGACCAATATCATCAATCGTTAATACTTTGTTTGTTTTATTTAAAATAAATGATTTTAGTTGAATACCTCCATCAAAGAAAATCTTATCAGTTGATCCATCTTCATACAAATCATCCTCATAAACTAGAGCATAATTTTTTCTATTATAAAAATCAACTTCACTATCAAGATTGAAAAGTAAAGTTGAATCTGCAGAAGCCAATGTTGGCTTCATGTTTTCAGATTTTGCAATACCAATAGAAACCTCTTCTGAAGATGGTTCTGTATACAATACATAATCGGAAAACTCTTGGAAACCTGATGGGTGAACTATAGATCTTACAGATTCTCTCCAAGTTGAATATGGAACATTTGTTTTCAAAGAATATGAGAATTTTTGATAATAGAAGTTATCCGAAATTCTTTGTTGGAAATCATTTAAAAGACCATCGGTATTTGTGGATGAAGAAGCATCTCTAACAGGACCCAAGAAAGAATTGAATTCAAAAGAATTTACATATTCCACTACACCAGTAATTTTAGAATTTTCACCAAAAATTGAGTCTCCAATCTTCAAGGTTCCCGAAGTATTAGTAATTCTCATCTGATTGAGTTTATCGTCCCAACCATCTTCCAAAACTTTACCTCTAAATCCACCAGTAGAAACAACAGTTTCAGACGATTGATATCTAACATCATCTTTCAAAATCATTTCAAAAGAAGGCATATTTTTTCTATTGATTACAACTCCCCTTCTTTCATCGTTATAAGTTCCAAAAGATCCGGTTACTATACCAGAAACATTATAAGTTAATGTATTATTGTTGGTATTAATTCCAGTAACAGTGAAGAAAGAATAATCATAGTCTGCAGAGTTAAAGTTTGATAGAGAACTTGTAGCATCAGTCAGACTACACTTTTCAATAAAGATTTCATCACCTATTGCAAATGGAAATTCAGTGATTGTAGAGCCATATCCAGAATTAATCAATGGATATGATGTTGGTGTATTAAACAGTTCAATTGTAACGTCACTTCCAACAACATTTAAAGAATCGATTTCCAATCCATTGGAATTATAAATGGGAACTATTTCAAGAGGACCACTTAAAGAGGTTGAATTTTTTATAATATCAACTGATGTTACTGATCCACCTTCAACATTCGCTCTAAGTTCTAATCCTCTATTTTCTTTAATATGTAATACTGGACTAGTATTGTAGTTCTTTCCACCATCCAAAACATTTATTCTATCCACCGTTAATATATCTTTTATTCCACAAACTATTGTTGATGAAAGTTGTGGTGAAAGTGTGGGATCAGTTGGATAATCGAATCCATCTTTAATTCTTTCAACTGTCTCTATTTTTCCAATATTGTTGGATATTAATTTTAATACCGCATTATTTCCTGACTGGGAATCAATTCTGGTTATTGAAGGAATTTTAAAGTATCCTCTTCCACCAAAATTTATTTTGGTATCGTTTATCGGTCCAAGAGCCGATAAAGATGTTGTAGTATAAGATATATTTGGATCATTCAATATATCCAATTCAGTTTCACTTAACTCTTTAGAAGAATTGAATGAAAATGTTTTGTCATCATTTATTAAATCCACATATACCTTGGAATTCAACTTATGACTAAGAATATTAATTTTATTATATGACTGAACGTCCTTGTCTACAGATATTTGATATTTTGTTTGATCTAATGGAGTTAATGGATTTAACTTATAGTATAAAACTTTGGGAAATCCAGTTTTGTTAGTATCCAAAGTAACCTTTGAATTTGGCTGTCCAGAGAGACCAGTTCTTGATATCGCAAATCCCTCATCAAAAAGTCCAATTACTTCTATTTTTCTTGTAAAAGAGGAATCTGCATAAAATTCAAGAATTGTATCACTTACAGAAGGATCGGACATGTCAAAAGTTATTGTAGATCCAAGAAAAGGAGTAATCTGTGGATTTACTAGTTTTATTGATTGCGATCCACCAAACGATAATGATGTTATATTAATTTCATTTGATTCATAAACATCACTTTCATATTCGCAGAATGATATCTTATCATCATCTTTTTTGAGAATAAAATATGATTTAGCATTGTCCAATCCACCAAGAGGATTTTCTGCAAAGTAAATCACTTTGGTTCCACTTTCAATATCAATAAAATCACTACTCTGTATAAGATTGTTTGAAAGATCAACTTGAGAATTTAATATAGTAAAATCATTTATTAGAATTTTTCTGTTTATATTGTCATAAAAGACTTTATATTCTTGATCAAGTTTACTCAAAATGTTAAATTTAACTTCATCACCAACTAATAATCCGTGATTTTGACTTGTTGTAACTATTCCAGAAACCCTCTTTACATTACAAGTAATTGGTTGATATTGAGTTGAAAGAGAATGAGCAGCCCCGATAACACCAAAAGCTTCATCTAAAGGCCAAAATTCAACACAAGTCAAATCCGTTCCAATTCCACCAGATGTTGTATTAAAACCTAGAGTAGACAATCCGACATAATCTCTACCCAAATTAACTGCATAAACAGTTTGATTATTGAATAAAATTATGGATGAGGCAGAACCAACATTATTGACATATAGTGATGTTCCAGATGTTCCTACATTATAAGTTAATGGTTGTCCAGTATAGAATTTGTGATCGGGAATGTATATAGATTTTGATGGTATAAACCTAGACTCAAAGGATGTTGATCCCAATCCAACTACGGTTCTAGTTACACCTATTCCAGTACCAACTGCTTCTTTAGGATCAAAGAAAGTGACAAGGTTTTGTAGATTCGCTCCAGGAACATCTCCTTTAGCAGTAAAAGAAAATTTCTTTGGTAATAATTTAACATCATCTATTCCAACTGTATGTACTCCAGTATTTTCAATTCTATTGACATAAAATCCTGATCTTTTTTCGGAAATATTGGTTATTAATAATTTTTCCGTTCCCAAACCAATAAAATCATTTACAGAAAATCCAGAAATATCTTTTACCTTGATAAAAGTAGATACGCCAGTAGTAGCTTGTACAGGAACGTCTTCACTTAACTCTACTGTTTTATCATTTACAGAGATATTGTATATGCCTTCCGCATTAAGAACGGATATTGTTGAAACACCGGAAATAACAACAGGTTCAAGATTATTAAATCCATGGGGTTCATTGAATACCGCTTCGACTCTATTAAATCTTGATACAAGAGTTACATCTGAGAAAGACTTGGTTTGTACAGATATATCGGATATTGTCTTACCATCAAGTCTAGAAACAACAATATTTGCACCAGAACCACCAGTTCCCTCATTATCAAGAATAATCCTATCATTTATCTTATAATCACTTCCAGAAGAGAATATTGATACATCTTGAATTTCTCCGGAAGACAGTTTTGTAATTTCAAATTCTTGTTTATAATCATCTGAAATTGAATCTATTAATCCATAAGTGGAACTAGGATAATTTAAGTAATATGGAGCGATATTTCTTACAATGTCATTTGTAAATGCATTATAATTTTGATTGTAAATTGGTAAGAAATTATCTTCTATAGGAAGATTGTTAAAAGTTGGACCAACTATGTAAGGATACTTGTTTTTCGCTACTTTTGATATATCAATATCTACACTATAAAAATATGCATATGTTCCATCAGGAAACTCTGGAGTAACACAAAATCTACCATTATGTTCATCTAGATCTCCAGATCCATCATAGATGTAATCATTAACAAAATAACCGGCTTTGAATCCAGGTGGACGAAGAGTATCATTTGTCACCACATCCAAAACATAACTGGTTTTTATGTGACGTATTGATCCACCAAATGGTTGATCATATCCATATGGACCATAAATTGGATTACCATCATATGCATATCCAAGTATTGGAGAGTGATATAAAAGTCCGGAACTTTCTTTGTTGGAGGAAGTAAAATTATCGGATAGTTGATATCTAAGTTTTTTAGGAATATAATAACAACAGAATTGTAATCCAAGAGTATTATTTTTACTATCTAATAAGATTCCATCATCATTCTGGTTTATAGTACCATCTAATTTTACTACTTGATCTACTTTCCACTGATTTACATTGGCAAGGAATTTGGCCCCAATCCCTCTATTTTTCAGAGTTAAAAATGTATTAGAAACTCCATATCCAACTCCACCATCAATAATATTAATTTGAGATAGTTTACCATCAGAATTGATTATTGGTTCAATTTTTGCAAAATTACCTGTGCCTTCAATGATTATGTCGGAATCTATCCTGTAACCATTTCCAGGATTTATGATTTTAACATCGACAATCTTACCATTAACAACGATTGGTTTTAGAGAAGCCTCGGACTTAATGCTTGAAATACCAACATCTGGTCTTCTATGGAAATTAATTATATCCGTACATCCGTAAGAAACCCCACCATCTTCCAAATAAACATCATCGATAGAACCCAAAATTATTGGTTTTAATACGGGACTGACTATTGTTGTGAAACCTAGAGCAGATGTGGATTCTACAGTGATTGTTATTGGTGGATATGAAACTGTATGAGTACCTAAACCCAAAGACTCAAACTTAATAAATTTCTTTTCTTCAAAGTTTTCTGTACTTAAACTTGAAATACCTGGACCAGCATAAGCAAGTCTAAATTTATTCGAATCTATGACCTTTACATAATAATATGCACTTGTATCGAGACCGGAAATAGGAGTATCTGTTGTAGAATACTGAACTAATTCGATATCAGAAAATCCATGGTTTCTTGCAAAAATATAAGAGTCGAATGTATTAATTCCAAGGCTCTCAGCATCAAAAGACAAAATGGATGGTACTTTAATTTTTCTATTTGAATATCCTTCTCCAGGATCTTTTACATAGATTTCAGTTATTGTATTTTTTGTCTGTAAGGTATTGAAATAATGGAATCCGGAACTTACGCCAACGATATCTATCTCATTTTGTTTATTTAACGCATCTTCTTTATTATTATAGAGTTTTACTTGAGTATTATTCAATACCCCAACATAATATGTTGATCCATTAACTAATCCAGGAACGTCTAGGTTAGTATTTGAATCATATACAACCTCTTCCCCATCAGTAAAATAAATGTCAGATAAAAATGTGATGATATTATTTGAATCATCAACATTTATTTCGGATTTAAATCCAAATGATAATCTGGATTTTACTAAATTCGATTCTAAAGAACATCCTCTACCATTTCCACCAAAAATATTAATTTTTGGTTTTGTTTTGTACCCAATTCCTGGAGTTATAATTTTTATTCCTTTTACACTACCAGATATGTTAACGTGTCCTTTTGCGCCAACACCCAATGAATCCACTATTTCTAGTGGAGGTGGATTGACTACATCATAATCGGTTCCACTGTTTGTAACTTCAATTTCTTCAATATTTCCATAAAAAATATTCTCATCAAAATATGTTGAAGATAATATTTCTACTCCATTAGCAAGTAAACCAACCTGTCTATTATTTGTAGTTCTTTCGTTAAAGTCATCGACAACTGAAGGTTCTGGAGTTGATGGAAATTTCTTAAGTATCTTCTGGTGTTCCATCACTTTATTTTCATAACCACCAATGACAATAGTATCAGAAGTTATTCCAACATTAGCTTGAATATATTTCTTTGAAAAAATATCAGATTTACTAAATGATAATTTTATATTGTCATTATCAACAACGGTTACATAATAATAACCAGTAGAAACACCAGAATACTGGGAATCTTGTGGGTCATAATAAACTAAATTACCACTTACATAGTTGTGATCCGGACAAGAAAATATACTGGTAAATCCACTTGGCCCACCTATTTGTTGGGTAGTTTGTAAAGTTCTCTTGTCATCAGTTACATATACTGTATAGTTGGGAAGTCCGGAACTAGTGACATAAAAATATTTTTCAGTTTTATCTAGATATGTATTTTGTACGGAAGATGGAAATTTTTCTATATCAAAATATGAAGAATAATGATTTGCTTTATAAATTTTCTTCTGCAAGGAGTCGATATTGTTTAAATCAATTGTAAAACCTAAGACCTGAACCAGGAAGGAGTTTGTATATTTTCTAGTCAAATCTCCCGCATCATAACTAATATCAATTATATCAGCTTCAACAGATTTTCCGAAAATATCATATAGTAATACTCTTTCTCCGTTAAAAGAAGAAATTTTATCAAATAAAGTTAATTTAAATTTATTTGATGTATGTTGTTCTACTGTTTGAATTTTATGGTTAACCGGAATGTTGTAGATCCAATTATTGAATCTAACATCATTAATTAAATTTTTTCCAAAACTCGATAATCTTATTTTATCTCCAGAACGAAGATTATTTGCCTCAGAAGTATCAACATTTTCAATAACATTGATAACTCTAAATTCTACTCTAGATGTATTACCAAATCCGACATAACTATATGCAAACTTATCTTCAATTAGAGTGAGTCCGGAATTTAATTTTTTGGTTATTCCACTAACATTTAAAAACTGATTTGAAGTTTTATCTAAGTATTGTATTTCTATAAAATCAGAATTTTCCGGTTTTACTAAAAGTGTTCCGCTCTGAGAAAATCCAATTGTAGAATCGACAAGAATATTGTCTTGTCCAATTTCAACATCTTCCAAAATCCGTGTTTGACCTGATGCCTCAAACTGTCCAGAAATTGAAGAAGAATCTAAAGAAACTTCGTATAAACTCTTATTATTGAGTGGTCTAAACTGAACATTAAAAATAGAACCACTTGCTGTAGATCCACCTATATCTTGAAATAAGAAATTTCCTTTGGTGTTTACGGGATCTTCACCAGAAATTTTCTCAAGTAAAAGATTCTTAGTTACAAAAAAAGTATCTGAAGATGGTTTTAAAGTATAATCATTGGGTTTTATTACTTCAATATCAGTTCCATACAAAACCTTGAAGAGGAATTTATATGAAGAATCAGTTCCTTTTGAAATATAAAAATTCCTAGCATTGGTGAGAATATTTTCTATAGATACATTCTCATCAAAATCTCTATTTTCAAAACCAAGGAAAAATTCATATTTAAAATTTTCAAAGAATTTCTGTAAGAAAAGATTGCTTAAATTAGTTACTGCAGAGTCTGAATTATGCTCTGAAGATTCTGTTTCAGAAAAATTTAAAAATTCGGAATTTTCTAAAGATTCTATAGAATCAATGGCAGAAAATCCTCTTATACAACCTAAGAAAGAATTATCAGTCTTAGAAGTATAAGTTATAATTTCTTCATCAATTTTAAGTAATCCATAACTATCTGGCCAACCAGAAGTACTTTCAACAAAAATAACATCATCGTAAGTTAATACATCTTTAGTTAACTTAGTTTCTGTTATTAGATCGACGGAATTAAACTTTTTTACATCTTTATATTTTTTTATATTTAATGCAAGATCGACAGTTCCTGATTGATGTTCTAGAGATTTATAATACTGTCTCAAAAACTCAACAAAAAGAGGAGACTCCTCGCTGACAAACTCGGGAATCTGGGATTCGATTATCGAATCAATTTTAACTCTCTTAATTTCTGTCATTTTATCTTGTATACTGTCCGTTTAGGTAACTTGAAGTTGGAATGTACTGCGTAGCGGCAACGTTTTCACCGGATGTAATAGTATCTTCTATCATATTTACCACTGATTTTGAAACATCGACTTGTAAATACAAATCTTTTAATCCAATAATATCATTAGAATCTGGTATTACCTGAACTTCTATGATATTATTATCTAAAGATGTTCCTACTATATTTACCACATCTAAAAGTATCTCGCCCGTCTTGTAGTTAATAGTACCAGCGTTGGATTTAATTACTGTGGGGACATTATTTTCCAATTTAAAGAAGAATATTCTGCCAGAATCTGTTCCGGTTTGAATATCTCCCATATAAATGGTATCAGAAATCCCAGAAATCCTAAATCCACTAGATTTAACACTATATCCATCTTTCTTAATGTATACTTTATTACCAAAACACAACTCATAGGTCGCCAAAGTATTAAATTCTGGTATGAGATCCCTTCTCATCTTCACTTTGGTAATGTTCGAGGTTATCGCTTTATCAGAATCGTCTATTAACCCAACAACTTTACTATACTTAAATCTTCCACCAAAACTATTAACGTCTGATGATCGAGAATAACTAGTCAAAGAGTTTAATACTTTATTTCTAATTGATTCTGGTCTGGTCGATCTATTTACGTTATAGTATATTGAACTATCAACTTCAATGTATAGATAAGATAGATCAATGATTTCTGGTTGAATTCCAGCAATAGAATATTGTTTCAAAGATCTAGATATACTTTGTTTGGTCAATGAAGACAAGAACGTTCCATTTCTCGGTTTTATTGATATAAAAACTTTACCGTATTCTGGGGGATCCAATTCTTCTCCACCGTAAGCAGTAACAGAATCTACATTTGGATAGATGTACGGTATTAATCCCTTATAATCATTTGCAGTTACTGCTCTATACTGAGAAGCGTATACTCTTGGTGCTAAGTACTTTATAGAATCAATATTTTCAATTTCATCACCATTCTCTGATGCTAATTGTGT